ATTGTATAGATAATATTCTACATATTCATCTACCATTGTCATTGTGCCATTAGCACTAGAGCCATCAGGTCTTTTCTTTCTTACTTCTCTTATTTTCTTTATCTTTCTAGGGTCTAAATATCGTAACTCAGTTATACCCATAACTGGCGAATCACGATTAATAATTTTTTGATATGCAAGTCTACCATCTACATACCATCTTCTAAATACATCATGACCCTTTGTATTAAAGTTCATCATTCTTAATACTTCTCTAAATTCAGCTTCTATTTTTCTTTTTATTTCATCAGAAAAATCAACATTGTCGGTGTTAACCCTAACAGGGTCTTTATTTTCGTTTGCAACAATAGCTTCGTTGACAACATCTTCAATTGCCATATCACATTCTGGATGTAGAGAAATTTCTCGATATCTACGGATTAAATCCGCCTCAGACTTGGCAGTACCTTCAATATCAAGGTACTGACCAAAATAACCACCGCCAGCAACAACTTGGGTACCGTCATCAGCTGGCGTGGTTGTAAAGTTTTGTTTTGGGTCCTCAGTTTTCTTTACTCTAGAAATCTGAAATCCAAATAATTCAGCCATAATTTAACTCCTATCTTGTATCAATATTTATACGACCATTATTAAGTGGTTGTATTACTTTCAAAGAATTGATACTTAAAGGTTACATCAAAAGTTTCAACAGCGTCATTAGTATCATATGCAAGAGCAATAGCCGCTATACCTGTAGGGAATACTCCTCTTAATGTATATGATTTTAAGACACTACCGTTTCTATCTAATTGGTCAACAAAAGCGTCAACTTGATAATCTGTTGGATTAGTTAAACCTTCACCATCAGTCATGTTGTTGATACCATTTTGCCATCTTTCAAAAGCGTTTCTTAATTTAAATGAAGTATCATTTAAAATAGTTACAGTCCAGTCCTCAAATGTTCTTTCACCAGCAAGCTTAATTTGTCTGCCTCTGAAAGGAACAACAGTTTCACCTATGTTCATAGCAGGTAATTGAGTACCTTGACACAAAAACGCCATGTCTTCTATTTCACCACCAACTTGCGAATATCCAGGAAAAGGTAAAGTTACCTTAAACTGATTGGCTCTTGCACCACCGCCGACAAGTTTAGCTTTGAAATCTGATATATTTGCCATCTTTTTTCTCCTCTAAATTATCCAGCGACTTCTTCAAAAGCTACGCCTGTTCTTGTAGCAATGAATTTAAGTGTAATGAAGTTAATTGAACGAGCAGGTTTAATAAAGATTTCTGCTACAAATTCATTTCTATCAATAACACTACCTGGGTTATTTGTATCATCACAGACTACTAAGAAGTCTGTAATACCTCTACGACCTTGAACATCTCTTAGGAAAGGTTCTATAATATTTCTAAAGTTTGCTCTTGTAAATTCGTCATTAAACTCAAAGAGTTGGAATTTAGCAGCTGTAGAAATAGCTTTCTCTAATGTAATGAATAGTCTTCGTACATTGATTCTATCAAAAGCACTTGGTGTTGTAAGAGCTGTTTTATCTCCAAACAATACTGTACCTGTGCCTGGTATTGTCATAACAGGGTTGATACGAGCAGGATATAAAATATCTCTTTGTGCTTTAGTTGGATTGTACGCTAATTTTGTTACGCCTCTTACTATGCCTCGGTTGAATCCAGCAGGACTAAACCAAGCGTCAGCAACGGCGTCTGCTCTAGCACATAGACCAGCAACATCTCCGTTTAGTGGTACAAATCTAAATACATCTGAGTATCTATCATACATTTGTTTATAACCACTATCGAATACACAGAAACTTGAAGAGCGTCTTGAATCAAAAAAGTCCTTAACATTCTTTGTTTGTGTATGTGAATTAGATATATTAACTACATCGCTTCTTTCAGGACTTGCAAAGACCATAGCGTCTTTTCTGTTTTCAGCAATTGTAACCAAGTTATCTATATGAGTTCCGTCTCCTGGTCCTGCTATAATTAATCCAACATCTACTGTATCAGCGTCTTGGAATTCTTCATAAGCAGTTTTCTTTTGTGCATTAGTAACAGTTGAACCATCTGAACCACCTGATAGTGATTCTAAAGTTGGTGTATTTACAGCAGTAAATGTTGTACCAGCTGCGTTGTTACCCCAATTGGTGCCAGCAGTATTATGGTCCATCCAATATATGTTTTCAGATTTAGCATAAATTACATCTGGATAAAAGTTCGTGTCGCCTTGTGGTGTCTTAGCGTCAGCAGCTTTTGATACACTAGAAAATGTCTCAATAACATCTCCTGGCACACCTGTTAATCCGCCATCTTCATCTACCACTACAACATGAAGTTCATCATTTGCACCTGAACGGTCAGCTACATAAGCAGAAGTTCCTGGAGCTCTATCTACTGATTCGTAGTATTTCCATCTTCTTCTTACATTTCCGCCATTTGTTAAAGTTGTTTGTAACCCGCCAGATTGAGATTCTTTCTGCACTATTGTAAGTGTTTCTGTATCTGAATTATTGGCTGTTACTCTGTATTGATGTCCGTCATCATAATCATTTGTAGCTGCTGTAGTTGAAAAAGATATAATATCTCCAACATTGATTCCTGATGAATCAGCTACGACAACAGTTGTATCTCCGATAGCAGTTGAGCCATCATTGACTGTTGTTACGCCTTCTTGCTCGTAAGCAGTTGCGTTTGGACATGTTGACACCAATAGATTATTACCCCATGCGCCAGCAGTTCTAGCCGCAAAATTACCAACAACACCTGAGCCGTCTGCAAAGTTGTCTAGGTAATGGGTAGTATTCTTAATCTGTAAACCACAACCAGTTGTAGTTGCGTTTACCAGACTAGTAGTTGTTGCTCGTACTACTCTTAAAGCATTACTATATTGTAGAAAGTTGGATGCCGAAAAAAACGATTCAAAATTGTTAGAATCAGGCTCTCCAAAAGTATCTACTAATTCAGCTTCACTAGATATTGCCACTATTTCTTCTAATGGACCTTTGCGAAATTCTCCAGCAACGGCGCCAATAGATGTTGATACAGCAGGAATAATTCTAGTTAAGTCTCTTTCCTGTACGAGAACACCTGGTGATACTTGAAATGCCATAGGTTATTCTCCTCTAATTAGCTAATTTAGTGTTCATTCTTGTAATTTTTAATTACCCCATAAACAAAGATTTTCACTACTTCTATTTATAATACTGTTAAACCCTACTCACCCTTACGAACCACTGGATTCCATACAGTTCCGTATTCATCTGTAAAAGGCTTTTCTTCCTCAGGCGTACCATCATCTACAAAACCAAAAGGCGCCATGTCTTGTTCTATTAAATTTTGTTGTTCGGCATACATCTGATTTCTGATATTTACATCTGTTAATTCTTTAAAATAATCTTGATTTGTAGCCCAGCCAAAGATAATTAAACATGACATTAGGTCATCATTACATCCGTCTTCAGCTTGCCATGAATTACCTTTTCTAGAAAATGTTGACATTTCACCTATAATGTTAAAGTCATTTATAATAATTTTATCTGATTCTATGATTGTTTTGATATTTGAGCAACCTATTTTTTTAATCTGTTTAGTCATTCTAATACCTAATTGAGAACCACGACCACTAAATGTTGCACCCAATACTTGACCAGCTCTACCTCTTTGAGTTGTCATTAATAGATTATCGTATTCTACTTCAAACTGTAAGGCGTCTGATATCTGTTGACCTATATCATTTACTTCAACCAATGTATGAGCATGATTATAAGCATTACAAACTTCAGCGATTACATTAGGAAAAACAAAAGGTTTTATTTCATTGTTTCTATATACAGCGACCACTTTATATGGCACTTCTGTAACATCAAATATTATAAATGCTGAGTAGTCTTTTTCTGTGCCTCTTGCAACATCAACAGTACATACATATATTCTATCTTTTATTGGTGCCTCATACATTTCTAAACCACCTTTTGATTTTATAGGTGTAACATAAGGCGTTTGTTTAATTTTAGCAGGGCTTATTAAAGTATCAATAGAACCTAAAAACTCACATTCAAACTCTGATTGAAATTGCTCTTGTGATGTATTTCGTATAGTTTCTTCTTTCCATTTTTCATCTCTGCCTGGCACTTCTGACCAATGTACTTCTATTGGTACATAATTATTATTTTTATTTTTAGCGTCTACCCACAGCTTATAATACATATTCATTCCGTGTGGTGTAGATACAATTATCATTTTAGTGGATGAACCTGATGTAATTGTAGGATATACAGAGCTAAAAAATTGTTCGGCAATATTTGATGGTACAAAAGCAAACTCATCTAAAAATATAATATTATAAGAACCACCTCGAATAGCACTTGATGATGTTGAGGCGGCTACGATAGTAGATTTGTTTTCTAATTCAATAGAACCTTTATTCCAATTTATTACACCTTGTTGTAACCATCTAGGTAAATTTTCATATGCTAATTGTAATCTACCTAATATATCTC